AATGTCCTGTAAAGGTAACTGCTATAACTCCTTCTTCCTTGTCAGCAGTAGTAAGTTCCATATTCTCATCAGATAGAGCCTCTTTAACTATCCCAATGAAGTCTTCATCTGCTCCTGAAATCTTACCCACTATTGCAACATTACTTAAGTAATCACCATCTATTATGTCTCTAATTCTTTTTATTGAATCATGAGTCTTTGCTTCTGCTGATGGGTAATCAGTTTTTGCAGAACCGGGTAGTATCTTTACCAAAGCATCTGCATCTATCTCTAAGAGATTTGCAGTTATCCTAGCTCTTACTGCAGTTATTCTTCTAGCCCCTTTTACCGGTCCTCGAGCTCCATCCATCTCTATTGTTCTTATCTCCTGCTCAACAAGGAAAACATTACCTCCTCTAGTTGCTCCAAGCAATACCTCACTAGCTTCTCCCAAATTGAGATATACTGCCCCTGCATCAAGTATGAATCTCTTTACCGTTTCAGTTGTTATTCCATGTGTCTGAACCATTTTTTCCTCCTCTCATTTCTAAAATTCAAGTTAAGGAGATTTACAACGTCTCCTTCAAGAAAACTACCTACCTATTTCTACCTCCACCTCTACCTCCACCTTGTCCATATCCTGGCCCCCCGCTTGGACAGGGATTAGTATTTCTGTTATCTCCTCTTCCATGCCCGGAACCATCTCTTCTTCCACTCATTTTAATTCTCCTTCCTATGATATTAATTGACTAATAAACTTCTTCCTCCAGAATACAACATTAAATTCTATATTCCAGTGAACTACCTCTGGTGTATCTTCTGGCATAATACTATCCATATTGAGATAGACTCTTATGGGTCCACTCTCATCTGATTCAAAAATTCTTCTGTCCAACAATTCAATAACTCTCTCTTTTATATTCTCAGCTTCAACTGATGAATTCCCTCTAGTAAAAATATCACTGTTCAGATTCCCGCTCTTCTTTGCCCAATGGTCACCTCCTGGAAATCTATAAGTATTTACGATATAAGGGAACTCTACATCTCGTTCTGCCCAGCTATCATAGACAGCAGGAACAGTCTTATCAAAATCTGCTTTAGCTAACATCCCCTCTAGAACAGAGTCATTAATCAGAACTTTATTTATAACTTCGATTACCTTAGTATCACTCACTAGTCAAACCTGGTTTACAAAACCCACCAAAAATAGTAGATTTTGAAGGTAGCCTTTCTTCTACCTGATAAATAATTATTAAACATTATTTATGCACCCCCGACCAATTATAGAGGATGACTCGCCCGAAGGATTCTCGCCTGCGTAATGCTATTTTCAATGCGCTTATGCTCAAGTGTATTTTGATATGTTTTGATATGTTTTGGTAGTTAATTAGCAACTGCTAAAACCTCTGCGAGAGTTTTGCAATTATTGCGGCCTTATCCTCCTCAAAAGCTCTCCCTAGATGGGGTCTAGGCTTCATCTTCTTCGTCCCCTTTTCTAGATACACTGGGTATGGAGGGTCTAAAATCTTATTGCCGACAGCACCTTCTGTTCCCTTAACTTCCCACCCGTAATTAGCAGCCAAATCACCAGTTCTTCTAGCTGGTGCTTCTCCAGGAGCAGAAGCTCGATACTTTGTCTTCGTACCTGGTACGTAATACATCCTACCAGACCTCGTACCTACCAACACTCGGCTAATCAGGTATCTGTGAGCTTCAAGAGTTGCTTCCATAACATTTCTCTCACTAGCATGCTTCAGTAACTCTTTAGTCTCCGGGATTCTATCAGTTATCTTTATCTCAATTGCTTTAGACATTCTTATCAACTACTTCCTTCGCTAGAATAGTCATAAATCTATCTGCTTCTGTAGGATTTATTGGTTTATAAATCTGATATTTCTTATTTCCTCTGTAGCCAAGAGTCTCATTATTAATATCACTCCGATACCTAACATAAATCTTACAATTTACCTCAGGTAAAACTGTTTTATACTTTACAATCTCACTTGCAGATAGAGGGTGAACTGCTCCCCAAATCTTTACTAAGTCTTCATATTCTATCTTATAGCCACCTCTACCATCTGAAATTTTCTTAGGCTTCTTAAATTGTATCCTATGTTTAAGTAATCCAATCATCTTACATCCCGGGTAATTTTCTATAAAAATATAAATCAGAATAGTCAACTTCTTCATAACCTACAGAATAGTCTCCTAATCTCTCACTTGCAACTCCACTTACTCTATCTTGATAGTCTCTCGCTACCTTCTTTTTTATCCAAGTCTTTACTGCTGAAGGAACAGTACTACCAGTAAAATCAGTTCCTAGAAATTCTTCTGCAAGTTCACAAGCAGACTTAGTTAAGCTTATAATTAAGTCGTCATCATAAACTTCTTCAACTTTCAGATACTTCTTAACCTCTTCAACTTCTAACATAGCATTCTCATAAAGACTCATCTTTATTCTCCTTTGGAACCATAATCTTCTTCTGATACTTATCCACTACCTTTGTAGTGTACTTTCGCCTCGGCTTTTCAATCTTGACTATCTCAGACTTCTCAACTAGCTTCTTTTCTTCTTCAACTTGAAGAATCTTGACTAATCCATGAGTAACTAACAAGTCTGCATATTCCCTATTAGTATCAAACACTCTACCTCTTCGTGTCATCTTCTTATCTCTGTTCTGAAAAGTTTTTAAAGCTTCCACTTTATACATTTTCCCACCTCCGTAAATATTTGTCTTCTTTCTTTCTCAGAGTCAAAGTTATCTATCTTGTTGCCTAAGCAGACTGCAATCTTATAATTAATCAACTGCTGAGCATACCACCCTACAGCTACAAACTCTGTATTTCTTCTTACTAATTGACTCCCCCCTGCAAATGTCTTAATAGCTAACATCTCAAAGAAGCCGTCAGAGTCTTTATCACTAATTCTTCTCGGCTCAAGCTGTGCTATAGTATGCAGACTGTCCAATCTATCTGGATAATTTCCTCTCCATCTTCTAGCCTGCTGCTGATGATGAACAATCCCTGCAGTCTTTCTTATATCAAAATATCTAGTAAAAGAGTTCCACTGATTACCAAGCATTAAAATCTTTACTGGATTAGGCATTATAGCTCTAAGTAATGCTCCCTGATCGCGTCTACCTAAAACTTTCCACTCTTTTACCCACTCATCAAAAAATCTTTTAACTCTATCGTTTCTCTGGAAGCAAAATACTCCACCAGCAATTGCAGTAAATTTACCAGTACCCAGCTTTGCTAGTCCAAGCTCTCTTTCCTTACTATCTCTACTAAATAATTTTTCAATTCTATTGAAACCACCTGTATCTGTATCTTTTGTTGCAACTATGTCCCAACCATCTCTTACTGCTTTAAATAGAAAGCTAACATCAGCCACAATCTCAATATCAGCGTCAAGATATAGAATGTATTTCCACTGTTTGGGAGCAAGTTCACAAACTTTCATCTTTGCATATCTACCTCCCAAATCTAAATCTGGACAAGATATATGATAATCCTCAATACCTAAGGGCTCAGATGAAGCAAGAGCGATTGGAATATGAGGCATAAACTTCTTAGATGAATTTATCAATCTCCTCGCACAAGTTCTTGCATTACTACCATAAGCCACAGCATAGATTCCACAATCCTTTTCAATATCATTCTTCTTTACCCAGTAACTCTTCTTATTTTTCTCGAGTAACGCAAATGCATTAAGGTGGTCATTTGCCCAGTTTGCAACTTCGAATCTTTCAGTAACTGCCCGAAGCTGTTCTTGATTTACTACTCTACTCATCTTCAGAGTAGTATCTAACGCCCCAATCAGACTCTCTAGATTACCTCTCTCATATCTTATCAAGTCAACCATATCAGGAAGCTCATCTAGCAACCCAACATCTCTTGGAATTATACATCTCACTCCACAAGCCATCGCCTCTAACACTGGGTAGGGAACTCCTTCATACAGCGACGAACATAAAAATAAGTCAAGTCCTTGAAAAAACTTCTGTATATCTTCCCACAAATATGACGTCAACGTAACTGGCCAACCTCTACCAGAAGCTCTCCATTCAAACTCATTAAAGATAGGATGTCTCTGAAGCTGGACAATCAAGTTCTCACCCTTCCTACCCCCCTTGTAGGTGAACCCAGAAAGTCCTACGATAGGCTTATCTGACTTAGAAGTTACTCGACTTATAGTAAACTTGTTTCTATCAATAGCTGGAGTAACTACCTTAGTTAACCCATAATTCTCAAGTTGCTTCTTGTACTTTTGACAGTAAGTAGTTCGCAATATTGCTCTTTTAGCTTGAGATTCCCATATCTTAACCTTATCTGGTACGCAGTCTTCTCTATGAGTGAACAGAGCTACAAAAGGTTTACCAAACTGACGAAGCTCCATATATGGAAAAGCATAATTGTAATCAACATCATCTCTTGGAAATTGACCAACAGACCAACCACAGAATTTAACTAAATCTAGTGCTTGTCTTGCCAGTACCCTCGTACCAGTAACTCTACAGACGATATGAACTTTCATACTAATATCTCTCCAGGTAGATATAAAATAAGTGGTTTAATCTTCCATATTGCCTTAAGCAATGCTACCATACTACTGTTGTAATTCAGTTTCTCTTTCTCATAGCAAGCTAACAGCAACTTAGAGTTTTCACAATTTCTTATAAAGATGATATCATCTCTATACAGTGGAACTCTCAAATCATAAATAGAACTCTCAATCTTCTCTCTATCACGTTTACTGGCAACATCAGCTAGCATTAA